ACTGTATAATGGATTCCGTTTTAAATTTTGGCAATGGTGTTGTAATGCCTTCATAACAAAAAACAACCGCATTATATAGCAGTTGTTTCCCGGCTGACGATTGACTGTATTCAGCGCCGCGGTCAATACGGCAGCGTTCGATTGTTACAGCTTCTTTGTACTCCGGTCCGTTCCAGCCATCACCAATAAACTCCCTGTACTCAAACGAATCAATACAGAAATCTGCAGGCGGTTTAGGCATCACCATACGGCAACACCACTAAAAAGTAACCCAGTACCTCGCAGATAGATATAAACATCTTCAGCAACTAGTGATTTACTTTCATTACCGGTGTTAGACCGGCTAGTATTTGTGACACTAGTGCGCCCTGCACTAAACGATTGTGGCGCTCGATTAATACCCTCGAATGTAGACGCCCCCACTTCGTTAAAATACTCTATTTGAGCACATAAAGCCTGTTTAAATTGATTCACTCGCCATTCGTTATCTTTCTCGATGTCATTTTTCACATAAAAGTAGCTAGTGACAGTATTTAAAACTGCACTAGCTTTTTTGATTAGACTATCAAATGTCGTTTCGTCAATATCAGCATTGGATAGTTTTTTAAATTCTTCGTAAGTTAGATAATCCATTAAACCACCTGCCTAATCGCATCAACATATTTACTAGACACCTTACTCTTATCAACAAACGACAGATCGTCGTCAAACGGCGACTGTTTTACATATTTACCTTTAAAGAACAAATCCTTGTCCTTTTCTGTGACACCTGCATTATGCATGATCTTTGTTTCATGCCAACGTCTGATCGGGTCTGTTGCCCAACAGAAATCTAGTTCGTCAGCTACCTTAGGACCAATATTGAAATACATCATATTCCACAATTGAGCCCACATTTCAGCTGTCCATTTTTGAATATTAGAGTCTAGGCCTTTAAAGTAGTTATATAGCTTGTTAGAGTCTTTATATACCTTTTCCCAATAATCAATAGACGGATTTTTAATCAACCATTGAGCCCCACCAGAATTATTGTTAATTGTTTCTAGTGACTCGACTGTGACACCGACGATATCAGCCATATTATGCAGAACTTGCTCTCCGTTGGTGCAATTACGGATATAATCAACGTTTAGGTAGCCGTTGCAATCACTACAGTACCAAACATCGTCTCTTACGGGTAAACGCCTAAAATCTAGCTTTTGACGAAAAATGACATCTGAATCCATATAAAAGTATTTGCCCTCTTGTCGTGATGGATCTTCTTTTAGGTACTGCCACCAAAGATAAGGTTTAATACTAGGGATATATGACTTGTCCTCTCGTAAATCCTCGTAAACATGAGTCTCGACACCGTATTTTTCCCTAAAATAAACAGGAATAGCATCGTCCCACTTTTGAAAAAGCAGAACGATGTTTTTTATTCCGTGTGATTTTAAATTGGTAAGACATACGTCCAACTCCCATTTAAAACGATCTGTTGCGGGTTGACATAGGATATACTTCATTATTCATCCTCGTCGTCTGCTTCTGTTGTCGTTGTGGTAGTTGTTGGTTCTGTCGTTGTGGTAGTTGTTGTTGTCGGTTCCGCCGTTGTTGTAGTTGTTGTTGTTGGTTCCGCCGTTGTTGTAGTTGTTGTTGTTGGTTCGGCGGTCGTCGTCGTTGTCGTCGTTGGCTCAGTTGTCGTACTAGTCGTTGTTGGTTCTGTCGTTGTAGTTGTTGTTGTCGGTTCTGTAGTTGTGGTGGTAGTTGTCAATGTCTCAAAAGCAGGAATATCCACCCTGTCACTTTCCTTGTCATCTTCTACCCTAGTCGCTTGATACTCACCCTTAGCCACACTTACACCAGATCCAACTCCTGTGATCGTCAGAGGGCTTTCACCCTCCGCAATCACATCATCACCTTTATAAATTTTAAATGGCATGATAGCCCTCCTTATTTTAAATTAATGACTGCCCCGTCAGTCGTTGGTGTGACATTGTCAATTTCGGGGTTTATTACTTCCCCGGATCACCCGCACTTTGTTCGATTGTGTTAAAACGGAATTTAACAATACGCACCGCTTTAGGTTCATAAACACGAGTCCAACGTGCAGCAGTGTTGATTTCAACGTTCGTAGGGAATACGTCAGCTACTCCACCCTCATTCCACTTTACTCCACGTGGGTGTAGAATGAAGATTTTACGGTTGATCAACGCTTCTTCACCAGAATAAGCAAGTGGATTCCGGCTTACTTCTGTTTGAATGATGCGTGGATGAGAACCATTCCCCAGCGCGATAGCACCCTGACCAAAAATGTACATTTCAGCTTCTCCTGTTTCGGTGTCGTAGAACATAGAATCATCCACTGTGACTTGCTTACCATTAAAGAATGGGATTGGACGACCTTGTTCAGACTGTGGTACGTATTCGATTAAATCTTGTTTCCGCAGTTCTGTTTCTACGGCAGAATGCATCATCACACCTGTAAGGGCTTCTTTCGCATCTCCCATTAACTGGGTAGCATCAAGGAAAGTGTTCATATTAATTGTTCCCGCGTCACCATCACGTTCTGTAATGTCGTAAACCTTTTGAGACATTGTAGGGCTTTTAAATACTCCGCTAAGAGTGGCTAATAGGGTACGTTGCATATCACGCGCCCAGTATGCAGCCACCAGTTGAGCAATAGCATCCATTGGATCATCACCAGAAAGCATTGCAGAAAGCCCATTGGCTCCCCATGCATTTACGCGTGCATGCTTTCGGGCTACATCATCACTGGACGTGATTTTGCCAATAGACATGTCGCCTTCATCTTTCATGACTTGGGATTCATCATTTCCTAAATCATTCCAGAACGGCATATTAATGAGTGTATTGGCTCCGCCTGCTAGATTGTCAAACTCGGAATCGTTAGCAATGATGCCACTTTGCACTAATGCAGACAGTTCCATAGTTTTTTGGATTGTATATGGAGTAAAAATCTCCGGCTGAATAACTTCTTCTAAACGTGTAATTCCGTCCATTTATATCATTCTCCTTTTATTTTCCGGCTTGCGCTTTCAAAGCTTTATACAGCTCCGGATTTTCTTTGTATAGTTTTCCTTGTTCTGTTAAGTTCCAGTTTTCCTTGCTAAATGGGTTAGGTGTCCCCGTTCCCCCGTTCGGATTACCGGGAGCGAAAATTGTTGGTGAATTTGGTGTTTCTTCTTGCTTAAATAAATAAGCATCTGACTCTTGCAACGCTTTTAACTGATCATCTAACCCTAGTAGCGTTTCGCCATCTAATTTAATAGATTCAGTATCAAGCAAGGCTTTTACAGCTTTCGTATTTAAAGCTTTTGCATCCCTCAATGCCAATTCAATAGCAAATTCTTTTTGTTGCTTGGCAGTTTGTTCTTGATGCTCTTTGTCCTTGTCTTTGTTGGCTTGTTGTAAGTCTGCAATTTCTTGTTGTAATTTTTCCGGGTCAACTTCCTTTAATGTTTCTAGTTGCGCGTCACGGTCTTTGATTTGTTGCTTTAAATTCTTGTTTTCATTATTCACCGTGTCGAATTTTTCTTTAGGAAACCAATTCCCATCAGAGACAACAGCAATCTTGTTATCACCTGCTTTTTCAATGACTTGGTTATACAATTCTTCTCCTAACAATTCTTTCAAATCCATCTATATTCGCTCCTTATTAATGTTTTTTAGCATGTAACACCTCATGCGATAAGGTTACGCTTAGTTCGACCCCAAGCCTTTAAAATGGGCATAATAAAAGCACCTAACGCTTGTTCTTTAACGTCTTCAACCGTGAAAAAGACAATTAAAAAAGCACCTCACTTAAGAGATGTCTTTTAATTTATATTTTATTTGCTCTACTCCATTGATATCCGCCGTACTTCCAGCCCTTCCTAATTCCTCGACTTATATCTGTTTGGTCAACACCGGTTTCAATACTAGCTTGTTTAATGCTAGGGTAAACCTTTATTAAATTGCCATTCAAATCTCTTTGTTCTACTGGTATTGATAATTTTTTGTTATTTCTAAGGCTAGGTCTTAACCCTGTTTTTATAGCGTGGGTATTATTTTCTCCATGAGTAGCCCATTCAAGATTTGAAATATGGTTGTTTATTTTATTGCCATCAATGTGATTCACTGTTCTTTTTGGTTCTTCATTTCCAAAGTTTTCTAACACTAACCTGTGAACAAAAAACTTCTTTCCTTTACCCTCACGCCACAGCTCTACGTTATGATACCCATATTCATTCAATGAACATTTTAATAACCTCTTTGAGTAAGTCGAATAAACTCTCCCGTCATCCGAAATTAAATACTTATCATAACCTTTAACTGTTTTCCAATTTCCATCCGGTATGCTATAATTTATCATGTAATCAATCCCTTTCTGATTGGTTACCACAAGTCGGGGTATGTCCAGTACCGCCGGCTTATTTGGTTACTTATATTATACCACAAATCAGTCCGTAAAACCTGTTGTATCAAGGTTTTACTCGTTATATTTAAAATCTCTTAACAAAGTGTCCAAGGGAACGTAAACTCGTTCTCTTTTGTAATTACGGCTTAAATATTCACCATTCGCTTCAAGGTGTTTTCTCATTGCGGCCTGCCTTTTTCTCACCATCATCTTATAGTAATCCACTTTGTCGCTCCCCATTTCTTGGGCAACCATCAAAGACTTTTTGTGTTTAACTATCTCCCTCTCAATCCGGCGCTGTGTATCTCTAGCCTTGGCAACTTTCGCATTCAATTCTTGATCAAATTCCGGTTGATTATTGGTGTTAACTCCAGGAATAAACGGAATGTGTAAGTGGGCGCAATTTACCCCTCTATGTCCACCTGGTTCACCGTAATATGCCTTCCAATAAGAATCATATATACTCCTATACTCGCTATCCTCTGGAATTTCCTCCGGTTGCCTTAAATCAACTACATTACCTTGAATGATAGAACACGCATCCCTTGCCCCTGCATGAGAAGTAACAAGCACCGTATGCACTCCATAGTCAGCCATACGGTCTTTTCTCAATTCGTTATAGGTATTTCCTAAGGTAGACTTTAAAACGGTTCTAGTGTACCTTTCTAGGCTCCATGTGTGCCCGCCTTTGTCGATAAAAGTGGAATTAATACCTTTTTGCGCTAACTCCATTACAGAACGTTCTACAGCATCCTCAAATGAATATAATCCAGTGTTGAACATTGCGGTCGTTCGGTTTAAAACGTCCGTATATGCCCTTGCCGCTGTGCCAGTACCATAATTCGTTGTAATAAGCGTCTGATTTACGTAGTTATCAATCTCACTCCACACTTGCCCATGGTAAGCACGCATAACGTTGTCTAGGTTATTCGGCATTGGTTTAACGGAGTAAGGCATAGCTTGGTCAATGTCCTTTACAATGGCTGTCCCTGCATCTTCAAACATGCGTTTTATTTCTGTTTCGGCGACGTTTGTCACTTCCGAAAGGTATTTGGCTACCTCGTTGTTAAATAAGCGTAATTCGGATAATTTTTGTGCTTGCCATTGGGTAATATCACTAGAGCCACGTTTTAAACGCTTGATGATAATACGGATTATTTCACCTTCAAGCGATTGGTAGAGTTCGGACATGTTACCGGACCATAAGTCTAGTTGATATGGCGTAATTTTTGGTTGTTTGGGTTTCATTTAATCACGCCTTTTAACGTAACATTCAGGACATGGGGATACACTCACAACGGTCCCTTTAGGTGTCGTTTTGTAATAAACACCTTCACCATTGCACTTTGAGCATTTCACAAATGTCCCTAAATACTCTCTTTTAAAAATTCCCACTCATTACTCCTCCTCCCCAAGCTCTCGCCTTTCCCTTCTGGTCATGATTTCCATCGGGTCCATATCCACCCGGTCCATGATGATTTGTTCATACCATTCCTCGGCTGTTTCTTTCGGGACCTTAAATATACGCTCAATTGCTTTAGTGGTAGGAATGAAGCCGAACTGTTTAGCCTGTCCGTAGAATCGCAGCAATGCTGAACGATCTTGGAACACACCGTCATCAAAATCAACACCAATATCTTCAAATGTCGGTATTTCCCCATCGAAAAGAGGCTTGCCGTTCCATATCGTCCCTTTCGCTAATTCCAGGACGGAAACAATCAAGCCTTTAATGAACTGTTCGACTTCGTATACATGATCGTTACGGGTTCTATAGGTCATGTCATTTTCACTGACAATTTCAGTCGCTGTTTTCATGCTTCGACCGTCAAAGGAGAACGTACCAACGGAAAGCTTTAATTCCATTTCAAGCGTTCGCAACGATTGGTTAATGACAGATATATATTGCTCCGCCCGAATATCTCTTGTGGCATCATGTATCGCATCCTTGGTGTCACCCATCCGCATTGATTTATAAACGTTAACGTCTGGGTCAAATATCTGCTTAGGAGGCTTCCCACTTTCATCTGGAAGAGTGTTTAATATGGAGTCATCAACGAACACTGTGCGTTGCCCCATTTTGACTTCCCACCAGAACTGGTCATGTGCATCATTGATTTTTTTAAGAGTAGAAAGCGAATTGTCTGCAATACCCAATCCTAATGGGCTGTGCGGGTTAATATTATTAAAACCGGATGGCTTCAAATAATTAAACAACGGACGAGTCAGTCCAGCGATTGGTGTTCTTTCCTGTAAATCTTTATACTTTTCTAGTTCGGACAGCGCCACACGCTTTCCAATCTTGCCCGGTTCGTCCGATTTGTACAGTTCATTTGTAATGACGTACAAACTATTTCCTTCTCCGTCTTTTTCCCACTCATGAAATTCAAGTAACGTGTAATAAACGATTCGGTCCCCGTCGTATTCCGTTGTGACAGATTTCATTACGCCTTCCGATATGCCATTACTATTACTTTTCAATGGATAAAAGGCATTTGCAAGCGCCCAGGAGAACTCTATTTCTCCTGATTCCATATCCACATACGGTCTAACAGTTGCTCCGCCTATCGCAAGTGTAGGCTCCAAGTAATCAGCTAGATTTTTCTTGAATTTGTTGTGCTCGAATACATGTTGAATAAATTCGTGTGCAGCTTGGTAAGTGTTCCTCATGTCGCTATTTTCGTCAGCATTGGACACATAAACATCGCATTGCTCGTTAAAAATCAATCCAGCAAGCACAGATGCGCTTAATTTCCGCATATTAAGCGGCATATAATCCCGCTTTCTCAATTTACCGTGGGAATTAAGATATTCCACCTGCGGATATTCATTTGCATATTGCTTCATGTTTCGTTCTATTCGAGCCAACTCTTTCGGGTCAATGTTAATTTTCGGATGGTCATTAATTGAGTCTAAATCTTTTCCAGTCAAAGCGTAGCCTCCTCTCTTAAATAGATTTTTAATGCGTTGGATGACGTTCACGGCTTCACCTCCTACACTTTCAATCTGAAGTCACGTGCATTTGATACACATAAATATATAAACTGGTCACAAGTATGATCGTCAACCTCTATAACTTTTGGATTATCAGACTTTAGTGTTTTTTCATCCCACTGGAACTTTCGGTGTTCTTCGATAAAAATGTCGTTACTATCTGCGTGTTCCATGCCAATTGGATAAGGATTTTTGAGATAATAAAAACGACCTTGTGCTAAAAGGTCGGTAGGATAATCAATCATATCAACTTTCTTTTTCTTATTGACTGGCGTTAGATGCTGCCGGTAATCTTTATAGTACTGATTTCGGAGCGCACCTTCCGCGCTGTCTATGGTTCGGTTCATGATTCTAGCACCGCGCCAATATTCTTGAGTTGATGTCTTCGTTATAAATTCATTTAAATCCTTTGATAAATCGCTAGGAGCCTTCTTTTCAACTCTACCAGCCGGGCTGTAATAATACGTATTCAGCAGAATTACTTTCCCTTTCGCTGTCAATCCGTAACAACCGTGAGTAGTAGCTGACTGTGAGTGTCCACCATCTGTAGAGTAGTAAAGAGCAATGATTCTATCGTCACTCGGCAATTCTTCCAATTCTTTAAAAAGATTCATATTATAAACGTTTGTTCCAAGTCCTACAGGCTCACCTAGATAGATATAACGGTAATAGTCATAATCGTTATTCTTAATCCGGTTGATATCTTTGAGCATCTGGTCCGTAACAAATCCTAATTCATCATCAAGATAACTGGATTCATGCACCAGGTAATCCTCTTCACCCTTCATTCGGTCAGCCCATTCATTTATCCAATGATATGGGTTTCTCGGAGGGTTATAAGACCAGAAGAACTGAACAAATGGAGCTAGTGTATGTTTTTGTCGCATGAATGTTACGTTAGATTGGTCAAATTCCTCTTCACTAGCAAACTCTGCAGCTTCTTCATACCAAACGGCAATGATATCCTCGATATCGTTTGATTTCAATTTTTGGAAATCATCTTGACCGTAAAAATAGAATGTACTACCTGTTTTCTTATGCACTATTTTAAATGGCGATACAGTAGCTTTAAATCTGCTCGTCATTCCAAATAACTTAATCGCCCACTGGATCTTGTTGAAGACAGAATCTCGAATCGTGTTACCAACTTTACGAATAACAACCACATTCGCCTTTTTGCCTTGAATGATATATAAAAGCATCATGAATACTAACTTCAAAGCGATAACTGATGATTTGAAAGAGTTACGTCCACCTTTTAGAATGTTGTAAGGGACTTTTGAAGTCCATACATCTTTAAAATGTGGATTGATGTTCTTCTGTACGTTGAAGATGACTTGTTTTCTCTTAGTCTTACTCATTGCTATCGCTCCATTCGTCAACAACAATGATTTCTTCTATATCGTCACCAGTATCTTTACTGATTCTTTCAACCTCAGCCATCGCTTTAGCTGCATCTGCTTTGAGTTTCTCTTCCTGAAGACGTTTCTTATCATTCTCAGATAATAGATCAAAGTATTTCGAGAGCATCTCAAGAGCTTTCATTTTGTCGGCTAACTTGACTGATATTCCATCTCGACCTTCTTTCACTTCTGTCAGAATGGTTCCATCTACATTCTCTGAATCCACCAAGTGAATTTGTGTTACATAATCGGTTAATGGTTCCCCGTGTTCATTTGTTAATAATTCGCCTGTATGTTCATCTTTCTGCACGACCTCATGAGTACCAAATGTTATAAAGTCAGTTATATCAGCAAAGGCTATATCAATATACTTTTGAAGGATGTCACGAACACCTAATTTCAATCCGTTCGTCTGTTCTTCCTTCATAC